AGTAAAAAGTCTTTCCATTCTAAGGTTATTGCTTTTTTCATTATCCAAAAAATCCTTTGATCTTAGTTAAGATGTCCCCACCTCCAAAGCCGCCTTTGAAGATTACTAGGTATGCTACTATAGCACCTGCGATGATAAAAAACAACCATTTTCTTTTGGCTGCAACCGCATAAGCTTTCTCTTTTACCGCACTGATCTTCTCAAGTCTGTAGTCTCTTTTACTTTCTTTCTTTTCTACTTTGTCTTCTTTCTTCTCTTCCTTGGCGTCACGCCTAACTTCCCCTCTTGTTCTAGCATCGGGCTCGTTAGTCGTGTCTTCTGTCGAGATTTCGTCAGTATCTTTTGCCGCTCTCCGCTCAGCAATAATTTCTTGTAATCTATTTTTAAACATTATAGTTCCTTTTAAAAATTATATTATCTTCTTCTGTTCTCTAGGCACTTATCACAGACGAACCACTCTCTACGGTGAACTTCTGGAACCTCAAATGTCTTTGAGCAAGTTTCACAGAGCTGCTTGACTTTTTTAGGGGCTTGTCGCCTTTCTGTTGGCACAAAGTTCGGCGTTTCGATATCGGTGTGTTCTGTTCCGTCATCTACAAAAGTATTTTTTCCAGATCCCATTCCATTAACAGGAACCTTTCTTTGTTGTGCCTGCTCTCTTTTAACTACAAAGTCATCGGCAGAGGCTCTCTCAACCGAAGAATCCCGCGCAACAACCTCTTCTCTTACAGGTTGGTCAGGTGTTTCGGAATCCTCTTGTTCGGTCAAGAGAGAATTTGCCATTTCTATCAGTTCTTCGTCGTTAAGCGCTATACCTTTTCTTAGAAGGTCTTTAGCTGTTTGTATGATACTCATTAATAACCTCGTCTTTTTCCAATGTCATGAAGGACTGTAGCCATTTTTTTTACGGAGTCAATCTTTCCTGATATTCGATTTACTCTAGCCTCAGCTGATAATTTTAATCTATTTAGCTCTGACGCCATTGGGTTTTCTTTAATAGCAGAGTAATATCTCATTTCCCATTTAGCGTACTGGCCGCCATAGTTGTCCATCTTGTCTGCCACTATAAACCAAATACTGTCTGTGCAAAAATTAACTACGGTCTTCTCTTTATTATGTAACGACTGCAAATATTCTGCATGTGAAAATAGCACAAAACTAAAAGAAAGTGCCTTTTGCTGGTCAAGAGACCTCAGTTCTGGCACTGTTAAAGCCATGATCCCATTAACTTCTTCATTCGCTTTTGCTAGGTCTACATTTCTATCTTCAATCCAGTCATCAACCTTCTGGAGAAATTCATTCGCTTTTTGTTCGTTAGTCAAATTTTTCTCTCCATTCTTCTTCAGACTCGTTGTAATTAAGTTCAATAAGGTTTATGTGATTTAGTTGGCACCAAGCTCTTTTGTCTTTGTCTCTCGCTTGAGCCTTAAAAAATGCCATCTTATCCTTATGGAAAAATGAGTTAAAGCTAAAGTGCTGTTCTCCATGAACCTCTACAATTAAATCTCTGTTTGGTATATACAGGTCTGCATATAAAAGTGTTCTTCTAGAGCCTGTCTTAGTTCCCGGAAGTGTTACCTCCTCTAGTATTCTATCATAAGGATAGACTTCTTTCAAGATTAATCTTGCTTTTTTATGCAAAGAAGATCTATTTTTTTCATCTACCGAAGCTTGACTTCTAGAGGGGTTCCATTTCCAAGTTTTGCCGTCAAGACCTTCTACGTACATTAAAGCATCCCCTTGATTTCTTTTTCTAGTATATCAAATACTTCTTCATTTGCAAGAAGGAAGTTGTATAGTCTCTCCTGCCCTTGAAACTTGACAGCCTTCAGCACAGCCTCTGAATCTTCTTGGTTAACTTCCGGCTTAATTTTCTTAACTACATCAGCATGCCCTAACATAAACTCGCACGTTAGCCAAGCTCCTGCTTTAGCTATGAGCCCAATATCTAAGGCTAGCATAATGATCTCTTGAACCTTATCGATACCATGTCCATACTTAATCCAGCTTTGACACTCAGTTCCCGGAGAGCCCATTGATGAACATATAACCTTCCAGTTGACGGCCTGTCCAACTTGACGGTCGCTCTGAACCCAAGGACTAATAGACTTTACTTCCATTCTTGTGTCGGCTTGGTATTGAATTTTTCTACCGCAGTCGGGCATCCTAGACGCTCCGTAGCCTGAAGTATTAGCGATAAAGTGTGTAATGATAATTAGAGTGGCTTTTTGGTTTGGTACAATCTGACCCATTTTTTTACAAAAAACAGATAGCACCTTTGGTAATCCTGCTCGTCCGGGAGTCATATCTCCATCTAGTTCTTTTGCTGGCATAAGAGCAGATGTCGAGTCGATAATACAGACACAACCTTCATTTTCTTTTGCGCTAACTAATTTAACGGCAATATCTAAAAAGGTCTCTGCACTCAAAGGCTCATCTTCAGAATGGATAACCTGCATCTTTTCCTTGTCGAGACCATCCACACCAAGTAGGTTCATTTCTTTAAGCCTGCCTTCAGCATCTAGATAGATGATAGGTCTATTTTCTTTCTGACAGTTAGCTGCGATCTGAAGCGCTGTGGTAGTTTTTCCACACTTAGGGTCTCCGGTCAGAATAACCCAAGAGCCTTCTTTAATACCCCCATTAAGAGCTAAGTCGATAGCAGGGCTAACACCAACCACCTTGTAGTCTTTTCGCTTTTCTAATATCTGATTCCCTGTTGATATTACATTGCCATATTTTTTCACAATGTCTTTAATAAAGGAGGGATCATTCTTCTTTGTCTTCGCCATCACTGTTCCTCAATTTCGTAAAAAGTGTTTTTCTTCCAAATGTTTTTCTTGGCTGTGATTCAATGTTATCTTTATTGACTTCAATAACTTCTGCGGTTTTATTCTTGGGTCTCTTGTCAAGTCTCTTTTTATGCTTCTCTATTTCGTCTTTAACCCATTTAGGCGCAGCGCTGTATACTCTTTTATTCTTCTTTATGATATAATCATATACTGCTTCCTCACCAAAAGCACGAATAAGTTGATATACTTTTTTTACCTGTAGCTCATATTGTCTTTTGCGGGTTTTATTCCAGAACTTGTAAGACAGAGATCCTACATTGTCTTTCTCTGCCTTACGCTGTACAAGGATTTCAGCTAGATACTGTCCTACCGTACAATATTCACCCGTTGAGGGTGATTTGAACCTGCTCGCTTGACTTCTTTGTTTCGCCATTACGCCATATCATAAAAGAAAGGTTTTCTTGTGTAGCCTGCCTTCTTTGTGAGAATTCCTCAAACTTACATTCTGGCCAGCTATATTTTTTAATGTCTACAAACTCTAAATTGTCTTCCAATAGACCGAAGGTCATATGTTGAAAAGTTGGTCCTTCTCCTGTCTGCATGTCAATATCTCTAGAAAAACCTCTAGCAATAAAGAACCCATCAAGGCCATCTTCGTTCTCGAATACAATCTCTTCTGGTGCGCCCATTACTATAACCTGAGCTTTGCATATATGTCTACCATTCTTGATACAATGGTCTTGTAATCGCACCCAAGGACTAACTTCCAAACCCGGCCTCTCGTAATCACCCCACACAACTATACCGTCATCTAAAGTACACTTCCAAGTCATGGAGATGTCTTCCATTATTAACTTGCGGATGTGATCATCTCTTATCGTGCAAATCATCTACTAGTCTCCTTTGATTTTATGGATAGATCCTCGATGTCTTCTAGCTACGTTGACCTCTGTCTCTTCTGGTATTCGATGACCTTTGGTTGCATCGCCAGCCATTGAAGCGTTCTCGGTCATGATTGTAGCGCCATACTTCTCATTTCTAGCGAACTGCTGACCAGCGATACTCTGTGGTTTGTCGTCATCTTTTAATGTGGCGATATGTTTATTGATGGAAGCTTCTGATCTATCAAGCTTCTTCACCAATTCTTCTATAGCTACACTCTTGTTTTCTTCGATGTAACTTTTTTCTTTTTTTGAAAGTGGACCTTTTTTTGTCATTAGTTTATCTCCATTAGTGCTCTTCTAGCTCTAGTCAAAAAGATGCGTTCTCTATTTTTTAGATATTGCATATAGTAACCGTAAACCTTTTGGTTTACTTTTTTATAATCAAAATAAGGGCGATTATGTTTGCCTTTGTCTGGCCCAAGCGGGTCAAGCAATTCACCTCTGCCAAATTTTACATAGTGAGTTTTGAAGCCGTTATTATCAACAACCTTTACAAAAGCATCGTTAGGTGCTGATTCTTCTGCTCCTAATCCATAGTAAGTTAAAACCTTATTGTCTGGTTCTGGCAGATCAAGACCCCCCAAACCTTCGTTTTCCCATCTAGCCATTTAATTTCTCCAATCTTTTAAGGGTATTTTTTATACATGAAACTTTGTCAAAGCCATCAATTCTTAAGTCTGCAAGTGGAGCAATCCCATGCTTGTTGAGGTCTAACGCGGAGACTGGAGTGGGATCAATGCTGCCATCTTTTAGTTGCTTGTGCACACTAATTGACATTTTTACTACGGCTGTATGCGGAACATCTGATCTTTTTAACTCTGACATCATTCACCTTTTTCTATGTAATTCTTCTTTTGTGCAGCTGTCATCTTGTTGATGTTTCTTCTGCTGTTATTAGCTTCGGCATCCTTGCGCACCTTATCTATATTGTCTGCCTTTTCTTTTGCCTGTAGCTCATATTTACCTAGCTTTTGAGTGTTACGATCAGCTAGGTGTTGAATTGTAGTTGGTTCACCCTTTACTGAGATATGAGGGGCGTTTAGAATAACTCTTCTGAATTTATGTTTCTTACATTCTGGACATCTTACAAGAGGCTTCTCAGAAAACTTCTGGAATACTTCTTCGTAATATCCGCATTCACTGCACTCATAATCATAAGTCGGCATATATAACTCCTATAAATAGTCTATGATATTATAGGATCACTTGTCGAGTTTGACATCTATTTTTCCAAGATTTTCAGCAAATTCTTGAAGCGTGCTTATTGTGACTTCTCTAGCTACTTTTGTTGCGGCTTCTGTCGCATAGGCTTCTACTTCTACAGGTAGCTCGTCAGAAAGGGCCTGCAAGAATGTTTCAAGCTTCATAGCTGTATCAGTTTGGACGGCATACCCCTCATAAATTCCGTTTTCTAAAACGGTAAGCCTTTGGTTTATTTGCGCATTATTGTATTCAGACCTAACGCCTATAATTACAATAGCCGTTAAGAATATACTTCTAAAAATATTTGACCGGTTCATCTTCGCCTTCTTTCTTGTTTAGCCTCATAAGAATTTTGGAGACAATATCACTTCGCACGATATCGCTATAGTCAAGCTCACAGACTCCTACGCCGGAGACCTCAACTAATTTTTCCATGCAGGTATGCAAACCTCCTTGTTGTTTACCTAAGTCGGACTGTCTTAAGTCTCCATTTATTACCGCCTTTGAATCCTTACCAATTCTTGTAATGAACATTTTAATTTGTTCAAATGTGGCGTTCTGCGCCTCATCTAGAATCATAAAGCAATTATGAAAATTTCGCCCCCTCATATATTCTAAGGGGCACAGTTCAATAATGTTTCTATTTCTATAGGTCTCAACAGTGTTCTTAGTTAGATAATTATTCATCTCTTCTAGTATAGGTATCAAATATGGGTTAATCTTTTCAACCAAAGTTCCGGGAAGGTGACCTAAACCTCTTCCAGATTCGACAACTGGTCTAGTAATAATAATCTTGTCTACCTTCTTTTCGATTAAATACTCGCAAGCCATACCTACAGAAACGCTAGTCTTCCCTGAGCCGGCAGGTCCAGAACAGAATGTAACATCAGACTTATGGATTTGCCCCATATAAGACTCTTGATTTCTGGTTTTGGGTCGAAGGATTTTGCGGCGTTGTCTGGGTGTGGGCTTCTTCTTTGGTTGTCTTGCCATTATTATATATAACCTTTTCTACTGTTTTTAAATTGGGACTATCACACATTGGACACATCTGTTGTGATCCGGGTTGATGTACTCCTAATTGGTGATGAGTCATAAGTATCGCTTGCAATATTTGTGAGTCTCTAAGTCTTGCATGTAGAGGTAATTCTTTGAGGTCTTCTGATATAGGAATTTTAACCTCTATTATATTACTCTTATTCATTATATGCCTGTACATATAGAAAGAGCCCGCTAAATTCAGTAAAGATAGCGAAAATAGTACATAAACTGCATTCTTGAAAAATCTCATTGTCTTAACCAAACAGTTCGGTTATAACCTTGCCAGAATTAGCGATTTTCATAGGTCTACCACTGTTGCTAGTAAACGTAGTACCCAGAGAGATGTTAAGTGCTTTGCATACAGAGGCCATAACATCCTGAGATGTATATGGTTCGGTTTCAACACGAGTACCATCTGAGTTCGTCTCGCCAACGGCTATGCCGCCATTCATTCCAGCTCCGCCAACAACAACACTCCAGCTTCGTGCCCAATGGTCACGACCAGCATTACCGTTGATACGAGGAGTCCTACTGAACTCGCCCATCCAAATAATCGCTGTATCTTGTAATAACCCACGCTGCTCTAAGTCTTCATACAGCGCGCTCATGCCTTGATCTAACATGGGCAGTTTCGTATCTCTTAATGTAGGAAAAATATTTTGATGATTATCCCATCCGCCTAGATTAACTTCTATAAATGGTACTCCTGCCTCAACTAAGCGTCTCGCCATCAAGCACCCTTTACCAAAATTGTTATCTCCATATCTTTCTTTTATATTATCAGGCTCACTAGCCACTTTAAGAGCGTCCATTTGCTCGCTTGTTAGAACACTAAACGTCTCTTTGAGGATCGCCTGATGTTCTTTTGCTAATGATCCTCTTCTTTGGTTTATAAAGTTATTCTCGATAGCATCTAGAGCGTAGGCTCTTTGATAAAACCTTTCATCTATTTTCATATCTAGATTTCTAATTCTGCCATCACTATTTACAACAAAGGGGTTATATTTAGCTCCGAGAAAACCTGCGCCCATACTACCTCCCCCGACAGAAATGAATTGGGGAATTGCCAAATCTTTCCGTCTTAATTGATGGGATAGGACAGATCCATAGCTAGGATGGTCAATGCTAGGGTTTGGAACATAGCCCGTGTGCATATAGTATCGCCCTCGCATATGATCCGCCTCGCGCGTACTCATACTTCTAATAATAGCAGCGTTGTGCATCTGCTTTGCCATGAGGGGCATATGTTCTGTAATTTGAACATCGCCACTAGTCGCTATTGGTCGAAAATCGCCTCCTGTTGGAGCGCCGGGTTTAAGATCCCAAATGTCCATTGTAGAAGGGCCGCCGCCCATCCATAACAATATCGCTGATTTTCCGTTTCTCTTTAGTTGATCTTGATTTGCTTGTACAGTTTCCGCTAGCGACAATACGCTCGCTACAGAAGCTAAAAAATTGCGTCTTTTCATATTACCACCTGAACTGAAAGAAGAATCCGTGAAACGGGGATGGATAAATTGGCTGTGGTTGCACAACAACCGGAGGCTGAATAATCACAGGTGGATAATAAGAAGGAACTCTATAATATCTAAAATGTGGATTAACAGGTCTATAGTAGTTGTAGTAATTATAAAAACCAAAACTGTGTCTAGTCTCAACTTTTGGTCGCTGAGGCTGAGGTTGAGGCTGTGGTTTCTGCCACTGTTGTTTTCCAAACCCTTGTGGGCGTTGAATCGGTACACCAAATCCTTTTGGTAGAGGCTTTGTATTCTGTACGGGTTTTGCTACAGGAGGTCTTGTAAACTCTCTAGGTTGGCTTCTGACAACTTGCGGTGGTTTAATAACCTTGCGCTCTGGCTGATCCGCACTTGCAGATAACGGCACAAAAAGTAAACATAGTAATGCTGATAAGTATTTCATTTTTAACTCCTTTAGTAAGGTTTGAGCGCTCGATAAATTCCTTTTTAGCGAACGCCCAAACAGGCTTCGATGCTAGCTCTCGCCGTTGGGTCGAGATCGAAATTAACTAATGCATTTGGGGCATTTACATACTTCTACCTTACAAATGCAGCTTGTTTCTGGACATGGACACTCATCCACACAAATCTCACAAATTGCTGGTTGGTCACCCTTAAACATATCTTTTATCTCCTCTTTGTTAATGAAACATATTGCTGCGACTATCATAATTGCTATAAGTGGTATTTTGATTTTCATTCTTTGATCTCCTTTTTGATATTTTCGTAAATAAGTTCTTCACTAGCAGAGGCTAAACCTTCTGCAATAGAAGCGGCTCGTGATTGACTGATACATACAGCAACTCGTTGCTGCTGACTAGGGTATTCTTCCTTCATAACATCACTGGACATGCAGCGATTAACAAAATTTTTAGCGTCCTCGTCTTTATTTCTTTTAGGTAAAGGCATTTCGTTCCCCTTATACGATTAAGTCTTGTCTAACCTTGCCACCGTCTACAATTTCTATAGGTCTGTCTCCGGGAGCCATAAGCTCTTTATCGGAAACAATGCCGATTCGATTGTAAATTGTCGCAGCCCA